CTACAAACCTTATAGCGTCTGGGTCAGCATAAGCAACGCGGCCATCTCCTAGTTCGTATACAGCAACAGCACAAGGGCCGTCATCTGAAGATTCCTGGAATATTCCAAGTACGTAGCATGGGTTTTCACCTTCTGGGATACCCAACTTACGAGACAGGTAAGAATTTATACTTACCACAGCCCTGCGGCGAGGCATCTTAATTTCTATGCTAAGACCAGCCATTTATTCCACCTCCCACTCTGGTAACGTAGCTATGAAGCTCAGTGGTGCGGCGACTATCCTAACAATACCGCCTTGATGCCACTCTAATGTGCTACCGTGTATCAGCTTTACTAGCTTCTTACGTAACTCCAGAAAATCATCAAGGGTCACGTAGTCCACTGTTATTATGTTACCTCTGTCGTTAGTGCAATCTCCTATATAGCATCTGTGTCCAAGTAAGTTGTAGAACATTACTCCACCTCCCCAACGAAACGCTTGAATATTGGGCAATTAAGTGATCTGGTACCTTGCTGGTTTATTGATTCACCAAAGGTATCAATCTCAATGAACTTACCAATGTAGCTCTCAGGATTTTCCCATATTTCTATGCGCTGTGCGTCGGATAAACCGGACCCAACACCAACCTTGTTACCATTGTAGATTACAACTAAAGCACCAAGCATATCCTCATACTTGTTTGTTCCTTCTACTAAATCTACAACTTCAAGAGTGTACTCTTCTGTATGTTTAACCTTTAGCAGTGACCTGGACCTCTTTAACTCATAAGGCGCTTCGGCGCAGTTAAGCATTACTCCCTCGCCGCCTCTGGCCCATATCTCTGCAACTATTGGCTCAACCTCAGACATATTCTTAACAAATCCTAGAATAGGCACAGGTCTTATAAACTGTAAGTTTTTATGCACGCCATATGAGGCGATGTACTTAGGCCATTCATCAAGACCCAGGTTTTGTATGCTATTATCCATTAGCGTGGCACCCAACAGAATCTTTCTAACCAGTGCGTTGTCCTCTGATGCTCCATTATAGAAGTCCTCAAGTGGCAGCATATCGAAGACATTATAGGTCAAACCGTGTTTAATGCCTTTTGTACTCGCAAGCGAGTTCGTGGCTTGCCTAAGGGCCACAGAGTCCTTAAAAGTACCTAATGCTAGCAGCTCACCATCATAGACACGATTATCTGGTAAGCAACTGGCCTCTGCCATTATATCTACTAAACCAGTATCTTCATGTCCGGATCTACTGAATAATCTACATACGCCATTTTCTTTTATAAGTATTCTGCGTATACCGTCCAGTTTCTCAGTCACTACGCACGGCCACTTTATTTTATGTGCTGGTACGTCAGCAATCTTAGTGCCTAGCATACATCCTACAGTAGGGATAAAGTGCTTGCCGTATACAGCATTTAAGGTCTTAGCTGTTACACCTATTTGTAGGTCTTGTGTAACTATTGCCTTAGCAAGTTCTTCTGCAAACAGATTATCTGAATACGTAGCTTTGGTGCAGTTAATAAAACGTGCTGCCATCGCCAAATCATAATCTGTACCTGTATTATGCGACTTGAAATACTTGATTGCTTCACTATAAGATATAAAAGCTTCTTCACCCATTACATATGGGCCTCTAGACTCTGCAACAGCAAGAGCCTTGTTTAACTTTGCTTTTGATATGCCTGTCTTGTTATACGGGTCATAAATAAATCTCAGTATCTCCTTAAGTCCAGGTACATTCTCATTCTTCTTAAGTAAGTACTGTTTGTCATTGTAGCTTGACGTCCTCTGAATTAGACTAACGACTTTAGCAGCCTCATTCATTGAAATATCCCTCCATTCTTTTTTTGATACTATTCTTAAATGTATTTATAATATGATTGACATATGGCTGAGAGACTCCTACAGCAGTGGCCACCTCCTTGTTTGAGATATTGTACTCAGCATCGCACCACGCCTTAATAATTGCCTTATGCTTTGGGTTTGTCAATCTATCATACGATACTTGTATAGCTCTATTTAGATTGCAATAAAGCTCCTTCTGTAATAGCTCTTGCTCTGTATCTACAATATTAGTTGAAAGCAACTCTAAATATTCATGGTTAGTTCCATCTTCTTGGTAGGCTATGTTGTTATATGATACAACTTCTAACTGACGCTTTCTTTTTAGCGTCCTTATGTACGAACCTAAAGCGTTATAAATACAGCACGTAGCGTACGTTGAGAACTTATAGCCCTTGGACTTATCATACGTTGTAGCGGCGGTCCATAAGGCCTCGTAGCCTATACTTTGCGCTTCATGGTCCTGGGCTATTTTAAGGCGCTTTAGTTGTGCAAATATTAACCCAGTATTATCCTGTAGTAGCTTATTCATAGGCTCCCCCTATTCTTCGTATATAACCTCTAAACCATAGGCAATCGCAGCGTCATGCTCAATTCTACAACCTCTAGCATCTTCCCAGCCTTTGCAGAAGTATGCTGCGTGGCAGAGACTCATATTCTCCAGTGACTTGGCTATAAAGCAAAGCGGAATTTGTACAACACCACGTAATGTCATCTGATCTTTACTATACCACGCATCAGTGAATAGTGTGTTCACAACTTCATAGCCCTTTTCTTCAAGGGCCTTAATGGCTTTCTCTCTGGTAGCGATGATTTCTTCTTCGCTCTTACCTGCCATTGGTTGAGATAGCATTGCTTTTTTGCTCATATCTTATTTCCTCCTATTTCTTTACCGCAATATGCACAGTACTTTGTTAGTGCGCCTGTGTATCCGCATTGACAGTACAATGCTTTATCAATCAAATCCTGAACATCTTTGACAGACCTACAAACTCCTCCCACAGCACCGGCTGCAATCATCTCTTCAATGAATATCTCTTGGTGCGGCGATGGTACACCAGTGTCATCCTTAAGCTCGGCGACGATGAATCGCCCCCTAGCACATATGAATAGGTCGCTGTAACCAGAATGGTATCTGTCACATATTCTAATGACCTTTATACCGTCGCGTTGTTGCGGCTCAAGCCAGCTCATAACCTTGGCTAACAATGTACTTTCTTCCTGATACACCATACTAGAAGGTTGCTTATTCATACTTATACCTCCATCTATAACCAGCGGCTGTTTTGCGTGTACCTTTAAGGCATTGACAAATGCTACCACTTCTAGGCGTTCCTATAGCCCTTGAAGCAGCTGCTATAGACTCGTATTCCATAAGCACATTACCGTTAAGGTCAAGCTGTTGGATAGCTTTACCTGATGTGTACGTCTTATTATAAGTACCTGTGCACCACTCCAAATTATAAAGGTCTGGATTGGATTTATCTTCGTCTATGTGATTGATTTCTGGAAGATTGTCTGGATTAGGCAAAAATGCTTCAGCAACTAATCTGTGCACTAATAATGTTTTAACTTTACCAGCTTTACTTAACGTTACAGTGCGATAGCCTCTATTGCCTATTGATGTGCTTAAGTACCTACCACTTATATGACTATAAACCCTGCCATCACTATAGATAGCATAAAGCCCTTCATATCCCAGTATGTCTTGCATCATATCAGCACCTCCGGTTTCAAGTGATTCAGTACCGCATAGCTGCCGGCTTGTTTACCTTGTAATACATCACGGTACAAGATACC